TTTGGGTTAAAAAAAAAAAAAAAAACACGACGATGTTATAGATGTATCATTAGAAGACATCAAAGAAGAATAAGTATATTATATGAAATTTGATAAATTAGTAAAATCATTATTAAACGAAGCACCAATTGCTGCATTTTCAACAAAAGAAGGATTACCTGTAAGCATAGATTTAAAAATAAAAGATCAATATGCAACAGATTATATTGGTTTTATTTCTTATATCAAACAGGTAATGTCACAATTAGATCCCGATTCTAAAAATAAATTTCTAGAAGAATTAAAGAATAACGAAGAATTTAAAAATACTTTTGATTATTTTTATACTAAAAATGGTAATTTAAATAAAACAATAACTGATTTTTATAATGATATAAATCAATAATTTTTTTGTTTTAATTTTTAAAAATAAAAAACCCCATTTCCGAAGAAATGGGGTTTTTTGAGTTTTGACCTGTATCTAACTTATTAGAGATAGATGCGTCCTGTGTCGGGCTTGAAGGCATTGCCAAGACCTTTAACAATAATGATATGATAGTAGAGATTCGCACCGAAGATGTGATCTACTACACCATAACGAGTCATAAGACCTACTCTTGGAGAGAAGTCGTTAGGACCGATTGTTCTTTGGATCATGACAGGAATATAAGGACAATAGACGATACCAGTGTCATAATATTCTGTACCTTTGAAACCTAAGAGGGCATATTCTAATGAGGTTGAGCGTTGACCATCGAGATACTGAGCATCTGTACGAGTGTCACGGTAGACAGTAAAACGTCCGCCAAGTGAACCAACTTTGGCAATGCCTGAAGGTTGGGTGTTGACGTTGCCGTTTACTGGCATCCACTGAAACTCTGGTAACATCTCAAGAATTGCACAAACGCGAGGAGTTGCAATAATGAAGTTAGCGGAACCACGACGATTGCGGATAGCAATACGGTTGGCTTCGACAATAACTTTGCTGTAGAAGTCACGATTACGCTCACCGAGCCAACGTGCGTCAGCTGATGCGGCGTACCAGAAGCTGTATCCATTCGGAGAACCTGCATTGAGGGCAACTTGAACCATTCTCATGACCATTTCGCGGTCGATTTCGGCTTGAATTTCATACGACATTGCGTTTGTCAATTCACCGTCGATATCGAGTCCGTTCATGTTCTTCAAGTCTTGTTCAAGTTCAACAGACCAACGAGCAGCAAGGCGGCGTGTGCCAGCCTCAACAGCTGTTTTGCTGAATTCGACAGTGACTTGAGGAATATTTCCGGTCAATTCAAATTGACTGAGAATAGCGGCAACACCTTTATCAGAATCGAGAACCTCGAAATCTGCATTGGAGGTGAAGTTTGCGCTAGTACCAGTAAATCTGGTGTCTAAGTATTGATAGCCAAGTTCTTTGCCTTTACCAGCATCTGGACCAGATGTGATATCAGCATATGAACGATTGATAAAGTCTCTACCAGTGGTAGTTTTACCACTAGCATAACCATCAAGTCCATTAGCACCTAAGCTATCAGCCTCATAGCGGTAACGAAGAGCGAAGGCCAATCCTACTGGTCCACTCATTGGCTGGACACCGACGATTTCGTTAGTGATCAACTCAGGGAATGTACGACGAACCATAGGTATTAAAACCTTTGGTAAGCGTTGGTCGCCTGTTGCATAACGATCTCCAGCGGTAACCGTTCCGGGTGGTGAGTAAAGAGCAGTACCGGGAGTGCCAAAAGCACCACCGCCACCAGCGATATTACTACCGCTTTCTTCGATGCACCATCTTTCTTGGTTTTCCATTAGGATCGCAGTTGTTAAACGGGCATGTTCGTCTTCAATCGGAGCAACCTTATCGGATGTGTAATTGAGTACGGGTGACCATTTTTCGACTAATTGTTGAGCACGGGATCTATCTATGTAGCCTGTGGCTGGATTAACATTTCTCATAATTTATTTTTTATTACCTTTCTATGGATATAGAATCAAGAAAAACAGATGCTTTTCTTCAACTGGAAATTTTTAGAACCTACTAAGTTCATTAAGATAGTTCGAAACTGGGTTAAATTCATCATTTTCAGATGAAACTGTTTTGGATTCCTTTATAACACTTTGAGCATATGGTTTTACATCACCACTCAAAGCCTTTTTCTTGGCTTCCTGAACCAAATCAGAAGATTTCTCTTCTTCAGAGCGTTCGAACATCTCAACGACATAATTAAAGTTTTCTTCAATGTATGAAGAATCTTTGTCGTTCAATAAGTTAAAAATGTATTCTTTTTTAGCTGATGGCAATCCTTTAGTTTTCTTTTCTAAAAGAACGGCAGTTTCATTTAATTTCAACTTTTCAGCAAGCATATGATTTTCTTTATATGCTTCATTTAATTTTTCATTAAGATCGTCAATTTTGGATTTTCCTTTGGAAACAACAGATTTAACACTTTCGTTAATATAATCTGGATCAATCCCAACTAACTCTCTAATTTTATCAAGCTGTTTACGTGCATATGTATTTTGAACAGCTTCTTCTAATTGAAGATTAGGAACATTTTTATCAAGATAAAGATCTAAATAATTGCTAATCTCGGAAACAATTTTTCCAGAAAATTTTTCTGCTTTTTCATTAATAGCCTTGCGGTAAAATGAAATTACATTTTTTAATTTATCTGTGTGATTTTCAGTAAGGGCATTTACGACTTGTTGTAATTTACCAGTATGATCTGTATCAATTGCCTCTAAAAGTGTTTTAAGTTTATTTGCGTGATTTTCATCCTGTTTGGATAACGCGCTTTCTAATTCTAAAGTAACTCTAGCATTTACCTTTTCTTCTACTGCATTATCAAATGCTTCGGTAATTGCTTTGGCGGTTTCTTCGTTGATGACACTTTCATCGACTTGTTTTAAGATTTCTGCGAATTTATTCATAAGCTGTATATTATTATTTACCTTTCAAGAATGACATTTATTATAATTTTCTTAATGTATAACCACCATGGTCATCAACGAACCAAACACGTGGATAGAAACTTTCTTGATCCATACGTTTTCTCAAAAAATTTTCGGCATCTTCTTCATCACCGAATGTTGCTAAATGTTTACCGCCATAAATTGAGACATCTGTTCTGCCTCCCAATGTTCCGGAACTACTAATAATATAATCCTCTTCTTCTGGTTGTTCTTCTGACAGATTTGGAATCCTATCTTGAGTATCTTCAGGTTCTGAGAAATCACCGAAATCATTGTCATCTAAATTTTCTTTAACGACCTTTTTCTTTTTCTTTTTGCCACATTCTTCGCAACATGCTTTGTGCATTTTTTTAACCTTTTCTTTTAACTTTTTTTCAATTAAAGTTTCAAGTGTTGAATTTGCCGAAGAATAATTCTTTTCGCAAATTTGTGTTATAAACTTAGAGATGTCTTTTCGCAATTCCATAATGTATTATTATTTATCTTTTTTTATTCACAATTAAAGTTTTTTTATTGCATTAATAAATGTAATAAATTGTTCTTTTAAATATGCGTCTCTTTCTTTGTTTGGTAATTTAGAAATAGCCTTTTCAAATGTATCGTAAAAAGGTTCAAATTCACCACTCTCAGCAAGAACCCATTTTTTGGATTCTAAGATACCATTAACAAATGCAGTAGGAACGGATGGATCAGCAACAACATCAATTGCAACCAATCTAAAGTCAGATACAACACCAACCCCTTGTTTGTTGTTATCAACTCTTCCCAATGCTCTGGATGATACACCTAATTTAACACCATCCATAATTAATGAACGAACGATTTGTCCCATTGGAGTAGAGAGAATTTTTGATTTACCTTCAAAGATGTCACCATTTTGTTTTAATTCTGTAACCATGTGACAGGCTCTTTCCAAATTAACTTCAGGTGAGGTAGGATGATTTAATTCACCTGTAGATCTACTATTAACAATCATTTCGGAGGTATATCTATTGACCTCTTCTACCATTTGGTTTCTTGGATAAATTCTATTATTTCTATTTGGTCTATCTGCCATCAAAAACGGCCCTTGTATAAAAAGATTAGACGGAGAGTTTCTATTTTTTTCTTCAACCAAATATTTCAACTCATAATTTGGTGTTTCTACTAATAGATTATAGGCATTGCTCATATTTATATTATTATTACTTATACTACAGCTGTTCATTTTAAATGGTTTTCGTTAAAAATTAAAAATAAGTATCCTCTTTTTTCACACCATTCTCTTGCATATTTCCATTTTGCTAAATTTACTTCATAGTTATACTTTTCATAAAGTATAGTTGATTGTTTTTTTCTACTGGTTATTGTCGGTGGTTTGGTTTGCTTTTCTGGTTTTACTTCAATTAAAACTTTTTTAATCGATTTATCTTTCATTTTTATTTCTGCTACCAAATCAACAAAATACCTGTGCATACGACCATCAGCAGGAGAAACATAAGGTATTACAACCGATTCTGATCCCCATGATATAACATTGATACTATTATCTAAAAATCTAAATGATGATAGTTCTAGTGAACTTCTATATATTATCGGAAAACTTCCTATGTATTTTTTTTTATTTTTCGGTGTAAAAATACCTTGTACATAGTTTCTATTCTTTTTTCCTAATGTTTTCATTAACCAACAAAGAATCTTACAGGATCAGAATCAACATAGTTGGACATTAATTCTTTTTCTAATTCATCTTTTTCTTTTTCGCCTTGTCTCATTAAGTCTGTAGAATTTACAGTTTGACCACCAAATAAATTAGTTCCGCTGTATTTTCCTCTGGTATGTGCAACTGCTATTTTCACCAAAGCTGTTGTATACCTAAAAACCCAAAGCTGAGATACCAAATCTTTAATTGGTTTTTGTACTTTGCAACCAAGTAAACCATAATATATACCAGTATTTGGTTCTGGTATAAGTTTCATTATTTGAGTATCTGGATTAAAACGAACATATGGTTTTAATGCCAATAACTTTTCTCTTGTATCTAACCAATCTTTTAATACATGCCATGTTACCAAGTCATATCCAACATTACCTAATAGATGTCCGAAATATGCTTGTTGTGCAATAGTATGTTCGATAGTAAAAAGAGTATTAACACCACTGGTATTTCCTTGTTCAATGGAAAATATATCAACAACTTTTCTATAATCATCTAAATCAAAATCATAACTTTCAGAATTATCTGGTAATGTTGGGTCAGATGAATTGTTCATATCTGGAGTTATACTAAAAAGTTTATCGATTCGTAAACCAACTCCTCTTTCATATAAATCTGATCTAAAAATTAAATACTCTTCGGTTACACCAGCAAATTTAGTAAACCATTCAATAGCAATATCTATTAATTCATACATTTGTTCACTACTAATTTCTATTTCAACTAGTGGTTCACCTAATGTTCTTCTTACTCTTTGTGCCAAGTGATCATAACTTTTAATCTTGGAATTAAAGGTTGTGCTTCCGTGAAATGAATTAGGTAATACTGACATATAATATATTTATATTATTATGTGGTAGGTTGCTCAGTTTCTTCTTCCTCTGCTTGACCTGCTGGCTGTGGTTCTAAACCTTGACCTGCGGGAACCTCTCCACCCGCCTCGGCTCCTGCTTCTGGTGTTCCTGCTGCCCCGCCACCACCTCCACCAAATTCTGGAATAGCAGAGGAACCGCCGCCACCCCCTCCACCGCCACCACCGCCCATTCCTGCTTCTGCTCCACCTTGAGCAGCAACATTTTCGGCAGCTTCTAAATGTTCTCTCCAATTTGGACCAGTGGTAGCAATTTGGTCGAGTTCCCATTTCAATGCTGCATCTTTTCTCAACCATTCCATGTTTTCACTTATTTTGGAATCATTCAATCCTAAGTAATGGCGCATGGCAAATGTTTTAGATATATTTTCTTGCTGTGCCATACTTTCAAAATTTTTAATCTTTAATTCTAAATTTTGATTTTGTCTTAATGCAAAATAACTACTAGGAGGACAAAATTCCAAATCAAAATAAGATTCGTGTAATTTATATTCATTCCACCATCCTCTTATTTTTAAATGAGTAATAAATGCATCTTTCAAACCTTTACAGAATTGAAATTGCATTCTTAAAATCATTTTTGCAAATCTTAATTCTTCTCTTAAAATTTCAGATCCATCCTTATAAGAATCTTCTGGATTTAATCTGGTAGAAGGAACACCCAATGCATTATATAACTTTGTTACGAAATACATCAAGTCTTTCAATTCTCCAAGATTTTGACCACCTTGTAAAACCTGAACATCGGAACCTGATTCACCAGTCCTCTTTGCAAACCAATATGAATCCAACATAGATTGTGGATCATATATATTACCTGCGCTTCCACCATTTTGTGGATCATAGGATTTCTTAGACCAGTATGATTGCATTAATTGTTTTAAATATGCTTCTGCTTTTGCTGGTGGCATATTACCCACATCAATAACGAATTTAAGTCTTTCTGGTGCTCTTACTAAACGATAAATTACTATAGCATCTTCAATTAATGATAATTGTTTATATGCTCTTCTTCCTTTTTCTATATGAGGAATTCTTATAGACATATCCTCGTTCCAAATACCGGAATTTATATAGGTTATTTGATTTCCTTCAAATGTTATTAGTTGATGTTGTAAAGAATTGGTAGGATTAGGATTAGGCATCGGCAAGTTTGGTTGTCCTTGCTGATTATTTGTCATATTTATTGGTTTTTGAAATATGAAATTCTGAATTACATTGTTTTGAATGTTGTCATAGATGGGATTTATCAACTCACCGGGCACATTTAAGACACCAATAATTCCCAAGTCTTTATTTTTTTCGTGTACAATATTTTCAAAAAATATTTCTCCCTCGGTTAATAACTGTCTACAATAACCCCATCCTTTATTTTCTAATTCATAACTTTGAACAAATTTATGAAATTCTTTTTCTATTTCTAATTTTTCTTGACTATCAATTTTATTGAAACCAGAAAATTTAATGTTTACTACTTTTCCGTTTTCGTCTTTATTTATAAATTCATCACATATAGCATCCAAGCAATCAGCCACTTCAGAAAAAGATGCCATTCTTCTATATTCCGATAATCTTCTTATTTTATCTGTATCTATTTGAGCATAAATAAAGTTATGATACCCTTTATCGGTTGACATCAAATTCGGATTATAATAATCCGATTGATTTTGATTCATGAACGGTCCGGTAATAACGGACTGTTGCATTACTCTCAATTCACGCTTTTTAGATAACCTATCAAATAATTCGTATTTGGGATTTGTATCACCAACATCCAATGCCTGATCAACATATGGTAATTTTGACAACAAAGAAGCTATAAAACTTCTTCCGGAATCTGGTTGCCTATTTGGTTGTGGTAAAATATCTGCCATATAAATTATACTTACAACAATTTTAAATTATTGCTAGTGTTAATAATTTACATTATCATTTTAAACTGTTTTATGACATTTATTCAACAATCAACAAGGATCCTGTTGCAGTTACAGCAGATAAACTATTACCAAATGTTACAACCATTGTTTCTGGTCCTTCTGTTAGCATGTCATTTGTTAAAGTAAAATATATCACTGCTCCTGCTCCCATTCCTTCTGGATGAGTAGTAACTATTCCATTTAATGGAATATCTATATCTTGTTCAGAAATTCCGGTTATAGAGTAAGGAACTTCTACACCTACTTCTGTGTTTGTAATATTAACTACACAATATAAAGAAGTTCCCTCCGATGCTTCTGTTACGATTGTATTGTTATCAACAAACAACATGTTAAAAAATATAGGAACATTATCGTGAATAGGCCAACCCCTTGCAGATAATTCCATTCTAGCAGATAAACCTACACTAGAGGGCAATGACATTAATGGTCCCCTTAAAGTAATTTCTGCATGAGTGGCCCAACTAAAATCTGGATATGTACCAAATGAATTAAAAGCTGTTAATATGTGATCTACTGTTTGTTGAGTGAATTGGTTATTTGAAACATCAAAATGTTGCAATGAACTCAAGCCTGTTATATCGAGATTAGTTAAATTACAATTATATAAATCCAAAGAGGTCATTTTTGAATTGTTTTTTGGAAGATGAACAGATGATAGTGATGGACTATCTATACAAATAAGAGTTAACATCTCTTGTAGATTACTACAATCAATTGAACTTAAATTAGCATTTTGAAGACCAATATACGCTAAATTATTACTATTTTTAATATCAAGGCTTGAAATACCCTGATATGGCAAACTAAGTGACCCTAAATATGGATAATTTGAAGCATCAATTCTTCCTCCTCGATTTATTATAGAAGAATCATTTAGTTGGAATGATCCTAAATTAATATTACTAGTATCTATTAATAATTTATTTCCATCAATTCTGTACGGTACACCCCACGACGTTTCAGATAAAACTTGCGGGGTTGGAAGAGGTAACTGTGTATCAAAATCATACCAAAAAATTCTTTCTCCTTCAATTGGAGTATCAGTTGGAGTCTCTGTTGGAGTCTCTGTTGGAGTATCGGTAGGAGTTTCTGTAGGAGTTTCTGTAGGAGTTTCTTCCGACTCGTCTTTACCTAATTGATAAAAAACTCTACCTGATAAAGTTACAGTAGGTGAATATGTGTTGGAATCGGTTTCATCCAAACTAACGTATGTGGTTGTTGAACTTAAAGTAGGAATAGTAGTACCGTCCCATGCGGCTAGATTTAAATCTCTGGCAATATTAGTTATTCTACATCCAATAGCATGGGTTGGAAACTCCATGCCTGGACCAGCAAAAAGCAAACCAACGATTTTCCATTTTTCATCGGGTGTTCCTCTATCAAATAATCCGAGAACCATAGATCCAGAATCTCCCCCTCTACCGGGAACCGAACTTCCTCTGAATAAGAAAGAGTTAGAAAATCTAACAAAATAATTGTTATACACGCCAACAATAGCTGAAGCGAATTGATATGCGGATAAACTACAACTATTTGTGTTACCCGGATAGCCAATTGGACCACACGTTCTTCCGGATCTAAATAATGGAGCACCAAAATTTACAGAATCTGTATCTAATAATGAATCTATTTCTTCATCTGTTGCAAATGGATAAGGTGGGGCAAAATCAAATCCTATTGGTTGCAAACTATTAGAATCTAACAACCCATCATAAGTTTTTAATTCAACAATTGCTGCATCACACGATGTATCCCAAATGATATTATATGGAGTAGCACCCATAAGACTTGGGTCTAGATTTCCCATAACAACTGGTCTTTTTGTTTTACCTATGTGATCATTTTCTATAGTAGTTTTCCAATATCCACTTGGTTGATATGCGGATATACTAGATGTATTAACTCTAGCAGAAGGAATACTTGCAGATATTTGAGAATTAGCAAAAACATGACTATTAGATAGAGCAACAATCTGACCATCGCTTTTATCAATAACAAAAGTTCCTAATGTACCAACAACTGCTCCCCAATTTCCACCGATTGTTTCGCAACCAGATTTTAAAGATCTTCTTCTTATTCTGTTGGATTTTACTGGTTCAACAGTATTGCTTATAGCATGACAATCTGTGTATAATTTTTCATATATTTGTTTTTCTTGAATATCGGTTTTATAAAAAATATCTTGTATTTGATAAGTTTTTGGTAATATTTCATTAGGTGGAATTGCACTCAATGGTTTTTTAACATCAACAGTAATAATTAAAGAATATTCTCCAGTTTCTATTCCGTCTTTAATTTTCGGTCCCCATCCCAAGCCAAGAACATTTTTATCAGGAAAAACATCATTGACATCGGTTTCGCGTATCCACTTTAATAATTCTTTTGTGTTATTATTCATAATTTTTAATTTCTATCATACCGCTGTTACTTGGATATAGTGTATCAGTATAAACAAACGAATCGGGTGTATTTTCATTTGGAGTAAAATATATTGTCTTATCACTTACACCGTACCATGGATCATTATTATATGATCCTTCTACATTATTTCCAACATCATATAAATCATTTCTTAATGCAAAAGGATGATTATTGGTTTTTACGATAAAATCATAATTTGTACCTCTATAACAAGTTAATGTTGGACAATTTGAACCTATTTGATCAAATCTATATCTAGCATCTATGTCATTGTTTACTGGATCAAGATCAACAACTAAAGGTATGGAATTTGCCGAATATAATGCTTTTTGATTCCAAGGAGTTGGAGTCTCCGTTGGAGTTGGCTTCGGTGGAGTTGGCTTCGGTGGTGGAACAATAATTTGCCATAAATTATTAAAGAATGTATCTACACAATCTTTTAATTCAAATAAATTTATATGAAGACCTATAGAATACCATGACCCTCTATGAGCAGTTTTTCCCCCTGATTCACTATCAGAATATATATATATATAGTCCGGATTATTGTTTGATGAAAAATCTTCTAAATCGATAGTGCTATAACTATCATGAGGACAATCAGGCCAACCATCAGTTTTTGAATTTCCCCATAATGCTGTTAAGCTTCTTGTGTATGATTCACAAGTAATTGAATATAATCCATGAATAAATCTTGGATCATTTGGATCATAACAGGCAGTAAATATATTATTTCCATTACGTTTTTGGTTCAGCGTACCAATGATTTGATTCAACATGTTAGTTGTATGAATTCTATTAACACCTTTATCCGGTAAACTAAGATTTAAAGTACCAATTAATGGTTGTAATTCATAAGATTGATAGTCACCTTCTGTAACATAAAAACTAAGATGTCGATCTTCTTCAATATCATTATTATAAACATTAGATAATAAAAATTTTTGTTCACCGTCACCTTTTAATCCAGTAGCTCTATTGTAATCTGAATCAGTAAAAGCGTTATTGCCTGGATTTGGACCCTTTAATGGAACCAAAGCACCAGCCAATGTTCTAGCACCAGCCATAACACAAGCTGCTGATATTTTATTCCAAAGATTTCTAGACTTTAAATCAACAACAAAATCATTAATAGCAGTTTTTATTTCTGGTTCTAATTCTTCACCATCAACAATTTCAACTCTAGATATATAATCTAATGCATCATTATCAAATTCAGATGGAGTTTCTGTTGGAGTACTTGTTGGAGTAGGTGTAGGAGTACTTGTAGGAGTCTCTGTTGGAGTAGGAGTTATATCTATATCTGAGCATCCTAATACAAAACCATAAATTCCTTCTTGTGGATTTATGATATTTTTTAATTTCCAAGTACTCATACCATTAATACCCCACAAACCACCAATACCCCAATTTTCGAATAAAAGAGTCTCACCTTCTATGAATACTCTTTCATCAAGATATTTAAATCCTCTTACATCTGAAATTGGTGAATCTTGATATTCTGCTTGTGTTATAATTCCAAATTCACTATATGGTATAAGTAATTGTACACCATCAGGATCTTCGTTTGGTCTGTTTACACCATAAGTTGCTGCACCAGGAAAACCATCAGCATCTAAATCTACGGTGTAAACTGCACCAGAAGTTAATCCTGTTATTTTATTATTATTTGGTAATTTTGAAAGTACTCCATTCGAATAAATTATTAGGTCGTCTCTTAAAAAATTATGTCCTTCGGGTAAACAAGATAATGGATTATTTTTAATAACCAAAGAACCAGAAACAGCAGGCTCAACGTTATCTAATGTAATCACCATTGTTTTTGAACCGTCTGTTATCGCATCAGCAGATATATTAAATGTTAATATACTATTACCAGCAGACATAATAAAAGTTCCTACTAATGGAATGTCTATATCCGATTCTGAAATTCCTGTTATAGTATATGGAAATTCTGTTAAATCATTTACTTCAGCATAAAGTATGGCAGCTACAGCAGTTCCTTCAACAACTTCATTAACTACAGTACTTGATCCGTTTCCATCATCTATACTAAATTCTATTCTATAATTAGATGGAGTTTCCGTAGGAGTATCGGTTGGAGTATCGGTTGGAGTATCGGTTGGAGTATCGGTTGGAGTATCGGTTGGAGTATCGGTTGGAGTAGGTGTAGGTTCCGGTGTTGGTGTAATAAACGGAGGTGGCAGATTAACAGAAGAAACCGAAAATCCTAATACCAAAGAACCTGTATTATAATAATACAATGTAAAATATTCATCATTTATAGTAGATAATGTACATTTTTGTGTGACATATAACGATGGAACATCACTAGCAATTAAATTCGTAGTAGTTATTCCTAAATTACAATCATAAAAATCGGCTGGATTAAAATTATTTTGAAGAGTAAATCCATCCAATCCATTTATAAAAAATTTAAAATTGTTTACTAATTCATCAACAGTAAAATAATAATTTTCTTGAGAATTTAAATTCATAACAAATCCATTATTATCAATTGTTACATATATGGGATTGTTATTTTTTTGAACAAAAATATTTTTGAGATAATTTACAATATCGTTTAAAGTAGTTCTAAATTCAGCAGAACCATCATTTTTGTAACCAACCAAAAAATCGCCGCTCAGTAAAGAAGATTTAGAATCAAAATCAGTAAAATTAATAGATGCCATATATCATATATTTATATTAAAGTTATCGCATTTTCGTTTTTTATATCAACTAAAGTTTTTCCAGAAATTGAATATATATTATTATTTAAAACATTTGATTGAATTTTAAATATTTCTTTTCCGGAAATTGTTTTTAATGTTTTTCCAGAAATCGAATATATATTATTATTTGAAACGGTTGATTGAATTTTAACAATATCTTTTCCGGAAATTGTTTTTAATGTTTTTCCAGAAATTGAATATATGTTGTTTTGATTTACGGTTGGTGTTTCAGTTGGAGTACTAGTAGGAGTATTTGTAGGAGTCTCCGTAAGTGTTAAAGTAGGAGTACTTGTAGGTGTACTGGTTGGAGTATTTGTAGGAGTACTGGTTGGTGTTAAAGTAGGAGTACTTGTAGGAGTGTTTGTAGGAGTGTTTGTAGGAGTGTTTGTAGGTGTACTGGTTGGTGTTAAAGTAGGAGTACTGGTTGGTGTTAAAGTAGGAGTACTGGTTGGAGTATTTGTAGGAGTGTTTGTAGGAGTTAAAGTAGGAGTTTCGGTAGGGGTTAAAGTAGGAGTGCTTGTAGGAGTAGGATTTATTATCAATAAACCATCCATTCCACAATCTTCACATTCTAATCCTAATGCTCCATCATATGCAAAAACTTTAGGACGTTGCTTATCTTCTGTTAAAATTCCATAACCTGCTTCATTTTCTACTATAACATCAACATATCCAGAAGTTTTTGGTACTTGAGGTAAATCAAAACTTAAAAAGTTTTCATTAAACAAATTAAATTCCGGAACTATTATACCCCTGAATGCGGGATATGCACTTTCCATTCTTGGGATAGAAGAAAACGGATTGAATAAACTAATTCCATCAAACATTTCTTCGTTTGACGCACTTAAATAAACATTTCTAACTTCAAAAAATGATTTTCCGTATATTTCAATAGTTTTAAAATTATTGAATTGATTATATGCTATAACTTTACATGGTTCTATGTCTCTGAGTTGAGGTCTAGCGGAAATAGAAAGATGATCTGTATATTGTTCATCTAAATCTATTAATAAATTTGAATCACTGTTTATTGCGGTGTAATCAGAATTTATTACATATATTTTTTTAACTATTTCGTCTATTTTCTTAAAAAGCCATCCCTTTATAGTAAAATTTGTATCAGCCGCTATTCTAAATGCTTGATTTGGACCCGCATCATTTGGATATTGTAATGAAATATTACCATTCCATAAAACCTCGGTTCTTATTTCATATTGAGTTAATGAGCCTTCTAAATCAGGAGTTTTCCACGAAATTACAATATATGGATCACAATATGGAGTAAAATTGGATATCAATTGCTCCATATCATTTTGATATTTTGTTATCAATGTCATATTGACACCGATATTAACAGGAATTGGTTGAGGTATATGTTTTACATAATCTATAGATTCATTTATCTTATTATAATTGACATTGAATCCATCGTTTTTATTAAAAACTCTATTTTGATCTCTGGAAATGGATGCTATACTAACAGCAATAGCGGGAACCGTAATTCCACCCGGTGCGGGATTTTGCAAAGTATTAAAAACTCTTTGCTTGGGTCCATATACATAGTTTACTTTTATATCATTTGCAGGAGTTACTAAATTTTTATCTTTATCGTATCTTTTAATAAAGACATCATTGAAAGCACCAACGAACTGCTCTAAAATCGTTTGAATCTCCCAGTAGTATGTATATTTTTTCACTACTTATATTTACATAATCAAACTATTCTATCTAAAAAATGTTTTGGTAAATTTGACTTCTCGCGCATTATAGTATCTGCAATAATACCATCCAAGATATATGTCATAGAATAATCATCCTTTGATCTTGTACACCTCCCACACATCTGTATTAACTTGTCTAGCATTTTCATTGTGTATTGTTTTGGGTTTTTATCAAACATCATCTTTATTCTTTTAGAACCTAATGGTAAAAATGGAGATTTTAATATGATTTGAAATCTACCTAAATCACCATCTAAACTAATACCAGTATCTAGTGATGGACTTACTAAAACAGTTGGTTCAGTAGTATTTTTATGATCATCTAGAAGTTTTTCATTGTTAGTAACCAAATCTTTAAATAAAAATCTTTTGTGTTCTTTAATTTTAATTTTTAATTTATCGGCTATTTGATTAGTATGTGTATGTACTAATCCCTTATCATTCTTATGCTTGTCACATATTGCTACAGCAGCATCTAAAACATGGGGTAAATTCTCTTCCATGTTTTTATAGGACAATCTATATTTTCTACTACATAAAATAGGAGATTTTTTAGGATCAAAAGAGGATTCCATTTCAAAATACTCATAATCATTTATACCCAAACTTTTAGCATATTCTTTATGATTACTGATTGTAGCAGACATCATAAGAATTTTATCTGCACCATCAAACATTTCTTTTGCAATAGGTTTTACATCATATGGACAGAATATAACACCTTCCGAATCTCGTTTTTCTGTCAAGAATGAACACTTTTCCCAATTGTCGATTGTTTCTTTCAATGAATTGAAAAGCCTGTTTAATTTAGACATTCTTTGCATTGATTTAAAATAAAGTTTATCCGTTGAACCATTCGGCATATTGGATAATTGATCTTTTACCGCATCTAGTTCTTTTTCAATTTGCAGATATATATCTTGCAACCAAAACAAAGATGTCTTTTGATCATCGGTCAAAAGTTTTTTGAACTTTATGTTTTCTGAATATAAAGTTGTATATTGTAAATTTAAACTACACTTTGAAACAAGTTCATCCTCTAAACCATTTGCTTCATCACAAATATAAATTTCCCTTTTCTTTAAAAAAGTTGGTAAATTAAAAAATACTCTATAATTTAAAATAGGACAATGCGAAGATAAAGATTCATTCCTTGCTCTGTAATAAGGACATCTATCGTTATCAAAGCATTCTTGTTTTAATTTAGGAGAAAATAAACACGGTGCGTTTTCTGTACTGAAATTACAATCTACTTCACATTGGTAATTATTTTTTCCTTTGATTGTTGGTATATATGGAAAAAGACCTTTATATTGATCTTGTAAAGATTTTGTAATTGTTAAAATAAAAGATCCAGATGATGCAGCATTTAAAAAATTTGATTCATATAAATACTCATTGTTTTTATTCTTTTTATAAATCGCATATGAATTTATTAGTCCTTTTAAACTATCATCCATATAAGAAGCGGAATTACCTACTGTGAGGCCAATATGACTCTTTCCAGAGCCTGTAGGTAAACATCCAATTACTATTTTTTTACCAGTACTAAAGCATTTATCGATTTTTGATAATGCTTCAACTTGTTGCTTTCTAGGTTTAGAATTTTCTGGAAAAAAATCTACTAATTTGTTTTTATGTTCTAAAGTTTTCAAGACTTCTTACTATATCAACATTGACAACTTTACGCAAGCAAGAACATGGAGAAAAAGAATAATTTTGATGATTCCTTCCTGTGTTATATCTACCATAACACTTTTTACAATTTCTAGGAGGATTTTTGATCAATGGTATTTGACCTACATCTAGAAGTTTGATATCACTTTCAAGAACATCATAAATTGTTCCAGAAAATACGCTATATACTGGTGTTGTTTTAATATTGGTTTCCATCTATTAATAGTATTGTATCCCAAAATTTATTTCCTGCAATCTTTTTTGGGTAAAGAGACAGATACATTTCTATATCTGGTGAATATTTTGCAAGAGTTTTTATTCTATAATCAAAAAATACTAAGTTGTCATCTTCATGAATTTCCACATCATAGGGAATAGGTATTTCTATTTTTTCTTTATCTTTTTTTGATGTTTTCATAATGAAAACCAGAAAAAAGTTTTTTTGATAAAACAGTATAAGTTTACCTTTTTTAAAGGATTTTTTTCCTATATCCATTGTTATTTCTTTTTGTAAAAGAAGTTTACATGCATTTTCTAATTTTGAACCATGTATTGTCATTTTTTTTATTTGTCCATGAATGCTTTCTTTTGCATAGCAGTCATTTTACCTAAAACTAAATCGAAATATCTCCAAAATTCGGTCTGTTCTTTGGTTGTACCCATTTTAAACATTTTTATTAATTCACAAGAATTTGCTGGTATTGCTCTCCAATCTTGCATAAAAATATCCCAAACTACAACAAGACCTTTAGATTCCGCATTATAAGAAGGACTTGATTTGGGTGGTTTAAAATTCAAAATTTGTTTTCCAAGTTCAGAGTTTAATACTTGAAAATTTAAAGTGCATAACATTCTTCTGGTAGATGGTATACGAAGTTTGTTTCTTCTAACAAACTTTAATTCCAAAATACCAGTTTGGCACAATTTTTTTAAACCTACTACACTAAGAGCCATATCATTTAGCTATGGGAGAACACACACCAAATATTCTAGATTCATTTAAAAATACAATGTTCTTTAAACCATTTAAATTTGTTACTTGAATACCTTTATCATTAGGAAAAATGATATGATCGCCTTCTTTTACGGTTTGGCATTTAGGGCCAGCCAATAAAACCTTTGCAACTCTCCATGCAAAATGAACAGTATTAATAGGAACCCAAATACTTCCTCGTTTAACCTCAGTACCATCTTCATTCACATCTACATATTGACACATCAAAATATCGTCTAATACTTTATCCAAATTCCAATCAATAAGTTCTAATGAACTTCCTTTGTATAAATCCAATTGTACTTTTCCACCAATTACGTCTTCTTGTTCGGGTCTTGTTATCATAAAATTAATTAGTAGGTGTTTTTAAATCTTCAAGTGCTTTTTGTAAAAAAAGAATTTCTCTACTCGATAATTCCATATTTTCAGATATTTGAATTATTTCATTGTCTATATCGTCATCTATAGCGGATGTTTCCTTTTTAATATAGTCTATTTTCTTGGTACATTTAGGTAAAACTATTCTATAGAAATCTACAAAAGGAAAATCTGAAATCTTAAACATCCATCTGTTTGTTGTAGCATTTATTATATTAACAGTGTCAGAATCCACCATAGACAACCATCTATTAAAAATAAAATGATAAACATTAAAATTAGATGGTTTATATTTTGAATTTTTCAAAACCCAATTTATAACCCCGAAAAGATTAGTTTTGTCTTCTCTTTTTTTCATTATTAATAAAGTTGTTTAAATTTATTTGCGCTTTCTTGCCATTCTGGTGTATTCATAGAATCGCCTAAACCAAAATGTGTTACCTTTATTGGATACACTCCCATTTTTAATTTATTGGAATTTGCTCTTAAACAAAAAGATATATCATAATGATGAAAATTAAAATTTTCATCAAATCTAGTATTTGTATCCAATAATCTATTAACATTAACTCCTATAAACAAACCATCTAAAATCAAAGCACGGGAATCCGTATCACCAAAAGTACTCGTCCATACCTTTTTATCTTTTGAGTGGGAAACTTCTCCAACCCAATCATTTCTATCCGACATTAAATGCCATGCTGACATAGGAGAACCCAAGTTACACTTTTTAGATCCTGCTAAACCAACTATGTCATATTTCTCAAAAGCTAACTTTATTTTTTCTTCAAAAAATAAATCTTCTATCAATACATCATCGTGTATAAAAATAACATATTTGTCTCTATTTTCTTCTGTTATAAAAGAATTATATATTTTAGGCAACCCTTCCTTGTTTTCGGTTATTGCTGTACACTTGTTCGATATTCCTATCTTATCTAAAGACAGACGTAATTGTGAATTTTTTTTGAAATCTTCTAAATTATATTGTGTTGCGGTTACAATTTTATATTGGTTGTTTATTTTGTTCATGTGAAAAGTAAATATATAAGATAAATAATTCTAATGAATAATTTGAGAAAGTCAAAAAAGAAAAACATGAAAACAAAAAAAGCGCACTCTGAAGTAAAAAGAATTTTAAATTCTAATATACAAAGATTAGATTTAAACGAAAGTTCAGATATACCTTTTGTTAAAAATTTTTTATATTCTTTAATTAAAGAACAAGAAGATATTGTTCCAGAACAAGACTCAAAAAATCCAAAAACTCCCAATGATTTTACACCGGAACAAAATCAAAAAGATCTAGAAAATTCATTAGATCCTAATACCGATCCTTCTCAATTTGATGTCGAGGGAGTAGCACCAGAACTAACAGTTCAAAATATCGAAAAGGTTTTAGACTGGTCTAAAAAACTTGATGAATTTGCAATGTTCTTAAATAGTCCACAGGAAGATTCTTTACATAAAATCCTTGCTGATAATGATAGAGCAGGTAGTTTGCTTAGAGGTGTTACCAGAAAAGCATCGGATTCCATAACCAGAATCACTGGTGAAATTGAAAAACTAAAAGCAGTATTGGATACATATATTAACACTGCACCTAAGAAATTACGCGATACTGAACAGTTAAAAATGGGAAGTTAAAAAATACTATTAAGTATTATTTGATAATCGATTTCGTCCAAGTTTTCCTTAACTGCCAAATCATTAAAATCTTTAAATTTCATATCGGGAGTCCACATAAAAACATGTTCTCCCTTTTCTATTAATTCGTTAGTTTTTTCTTTTGCTGTATTATCAAAAGAAGGATTGTCCAATACCCATATTTTTTTATGAAATGGATATTCATTAAGCTGTTTTCTTTGTAGTGGGTTCAGGGTTAAACCAGCAGCACTTACTGAATTTTTTACAAACATTGAATCTATTGGACCTTCAAATATAAAAATGTATTCTAATGATACATCTATATTATCTATTCCAAATAATGATTTTTCATATCCAACTTTTCCTAAATACTTTGGATTAGAACCATCTAATGATCTGGTTTGATAAAAAATAACTTTATTAAATCTATCATAAAATGGTATACATAACCTATTTTTGTGATAAATGTCAGTAAAGCTAACATATAAGCTTTTGGATCTATTTACAGCAGTATAAAGTTTTCTGTTTTTACAGTATTCTACAGCAGTATTAAATATTTTATTTTTAGAATAAAATTTATTTTGAATAGAATCAAAAATATTTATAGAATCATATGGCAAAGAAGGTAATTCCCTTTTCTTTGAAACAAATGGTGTTGTTTTTTTAAAAACATCTATAGAAGTATTGTTTTCTTTTATTTCACAGAAAACTTCTTCTGGTGAAGAATTTGAAACTTCACATATCCATTTCAAGGCATTCCAAGACCTAGAACAATTAAAACAATAAAATGTATTAGATGTTGGATAATAATATAATCTTTTCTTACTACCCCAACTACTTCCTTCTCTACAGATAGGACAACTTGCATTGTAAACATTGTCGTATCTTTTGTGTTCAGGATCTCCGGAGTATGCGTAAAACTTATTTAATATATAAGTTTCTGGTATTTTCATAATACCAGAATACTAGTTTTTAAAAAGATGTCAATTAAATTTGTTCTCTAGGTTATTGAAAACGGAATCATCAAAACTAAAATCTTCAGAGTTTTCTTGTTCATCAGTTTCTTGTTCCGATGTTTCTTCGTTTGAATTTTCATCTTCGGAAGATTCATTCTCTGTAGAATCTTCATCATTTTTCTCTTCAAATGGAGAGAAAGATTTTCTTTCTTTTATAAAGAATTTTATAAATTCGTTAGCATTGAATTCGACTGGACTTTTCTTATCAAAATTATGCTTTAAGTTGTTTTCTATTATAGATTTAATTTTAGAAATGGTAAAACGATTTTCTTCATTATCTTGTTTTAAAAATTCTAAAATTTTTGAATATATAGGTTTACTTAAATTATCATCGGACATTTTTTCGATATAATTTTCAATATCATCAAAATCCAATGAAATTTCTTTGGAATGATCTGTCTTTGGTCTTCCTTCTAAAAGGGTTTCTAAATAGTTTTCAACTAAAATGTCAAATTTCATACCAATATTTACAATTTAAATGTAGCAGGTACGATATCTGATATTAAACTTTGCTCTTCACCAAATGGTTTACCTTCTTTAGTAATATAAAGTTCGGTCATTTTAATTCTTTGCTCTGGATTACCAAAAATTTCAATCAAAGCAGGACATTCATTTGTAGGGAAAACTCTACCATCTGCTCGGAGATATGATTGTTGAAATACTTTAAAGATATTATCAATTTCTTCTCTATAGATTGGATCGATATCTCTAAGTTCATTATCTTCTAATGGAACCTCGGCCACCTTTGTTAAGGGAAAGAAAAAAATAACATCAAACATTTTTAAGGTTTCCCTTACAATAAGTCTGGTTTCTTCTAGAAACCTATCAGAAACCTTTTCTTGTAAATTCAACCAAGATGAATATGCTAAATTATCCAAAACACACCTATCCAAAATAACAAAATCTTTTTTTGAAGATTCTATAGTTTGATCTACTAGAAAATTTAGTATTTGTTTTTGAGACTCTTCTGTTCCATCTTTGCTGTGTCTGATTTTATCGTTCTTGATCAAATCTCTATAAGAAGATTGTGACGTTTCATACATAGGCCAATTTTTTAAAAAATCTTGAACATATGTTGTTTTTCCTGTACTGTGAGTTCCTACTGTTGCTATTTTCATATAGTTTTTATTTTTTTAATTCTGGAAAGTAATTTAAAATATCTTCCGTATTTTCTTCTGAAAATACGGAATTTTCAATCTGAGAAATATATAAATTCTCTGTTGGTATATTAGTATATTGTAATCTTAATTTTTTGCATATTTCTACCATTTTAGAAATATCTTCTTTATACCAATCTGCACAAATATCAACAGAAGATGAGAAAAGTAAAGATTCTAATATATATTTTAATTCTTCTTGGGAAAGTTTTAATTCGATCATTAAAACTAATATATCATAAAATTAAAATAAATCAAATATTAAAAGCTATTTTCTGGAAAATTTGATTGTGTACTATCTAAAAATGATTGAAGTGTTTTTTCTGCTTCTTTTGGTTCTGTTTCTATTTTTTTTTCTAAATCAGACAAATTGTTTCTTTTGTCTGTATCGTTTTTATATGCCATAATCAATGCTTTTTGAACCATTAAAAGCAATGCTTTATATTTTTCTTCATTTAAATCAATAGTTTCTTCTGTTGGTAATTCGGTATCTAATACTTCAGTAGGTTGAGATTGTTCAACAGAAGGATCTTCTGCCATCATTTCATCAGCTTGTTGTTCTGTTAAATACTGTCTTGCTGCTTTGTCGAATATGTCTTTAAATTTCATTTTATATATTTATATTATTTATACAGTAATTTACAATATTTTGATTAAGTAATAATAATGGACGAGAGTTTTATATTTAACAAAAATTCATATGTGGCATTTGATGGCACAAGTTTAAGAGATATAATCATAGATAGATTAAATCGAGGAAAAGTTTTTACCGATCAAAATTATCAAGGTTCTAATATCTCTGCTATTATAGATGTTATATCATATAGTTTTAGTAATTTATTATTTTATCTAAATAAAACATCATCGGAAAGTTTGTTTTCTGAATCTCAATTATATGAGAACATGAATAGAATTGTCAAGCTTTTAAATTATAAGCCAGTGGGTCCACAAGGGCAAACTATTCCTGTTAAACTAACAGTGACAAATATTCCAAAAGGTAATTATATTATACCTAAGTATAGTTATATAAATGTTGGAAGTACAACATATTCATTTAATGAAGATGTATCTTTTTCCAAATTAACAGATTCTTTGGTAGAAGAAATAACCATACTTGATAATAAAGTAACACTAAGAGAAGGTTTTTTTCAAGAATATCCATTATATACATCTGGTGGAATAGATAATGAAAAAATTTATTTATCGGTTGATTCAAAAGTAACAGTAGACAACTTTAATATTTTTGTATATGTTAAAAAATATAATACCGACACATGGCAAAAATGGACAAGAGTACAAGATTTGTTTTTAAATAAAGCTACGGACACCGTATATGAAGTAAGATACAATGAAAATAAAAGATATGAAATAACATTTGGAGATGATATAAACGGTAAAAAATTAGAAAAGGGAGATTCTGTTGCTATCTATTATTTAAAAATAAATCCAGATATCCAAAATGTTGGAGTTGGTGGTATGAATTTAGTTCCTACGATATTATATAATTCCATTCAATTTACAAAAATTTTATCAGATACTGGTATAGATTCAGGAAATTATTTAAATTCAAATGGTTGTTTAAATGTAAAAATAAGCAATGAATTTCCATCCACTGCATATTCACCAGAAGAAACTGTAGATAGCATTAGAAAAAATGCACCACAAAATTTTAAATCTCAAAATAGATTGGTAACAGCATCAGATTATGAAATTTTTATTAAAAGCAATTATAAAAATTTAATATCTGATATTAAATTATTAAACAATGACGAATATTTAAAACAACATATAAAATATCTTTATGATAATGGATTAAAAAATCCTCAACAAGATACAAAAATATTATACAATCAAATTAAATTTGCAAATTCTTGTAATTTTAACAATTTATATGTATACGTAATTCCTTCAAATCAAGGACAAGAATATTTGACACCATCTCAAAAAGAATTTATCTTAGAAGGACTTAAAGAAGTAAAAACCATAACAACTCAAATAATTCCAATAGATCCGGTTTATGTATATATGGATTTTTATTTAAAAAGTTCAGAAGGTTCAAGTATAAACCTAGCCGATATAAATCAAACTAAAATTTTGATAAACAAATCATTTAACACAAGAAGAGCATCTTCGGCAATTGCATTGGAAATTAAAAAAATATTCGATGATTCTTTCTCAAGAGAAAATTCTAAATTAGGACAAATTATAGACATATACCAAATAGCAAACAATATAGTTAATATTGATGGAGTAGATAGTATACAGACATATAGATCTGATATAAATCTAACTATAGACGGTTTATCTTTTGTTGTTTGGAATCCAACATATCCAGAAACCGATGTTAATGTGTTTACACAAAATTTAACAATAGAAAATTTCAAATTTCCTATTTTTAACAATATAGAAAATATTTTAGATAGAATAGAAATAGTAGAAAAATCAAATAGTATAAAAATTGCAGATTTTTAATATATTTTTATGGGAAGTTTATCGATCAATTTAAATAGAGAAACGGGATATACTAAGGCTACTAATTTTAGTGTATCTGTAAGTTATGCACAATTAGACGAGTTAATAAAAATAAAATGGAATTTTGGTGATGGTGCTATCATATATGATAAAAAAGAATTGGATCACAACTATGCCGTACCCGGTCAATATGATATAAATCTATTTGCATTTACAAATACTGATGTTTTAACAGCAAAAAGAACAGTAAAAGTAGAAAATTATGTAAAAGATTCTGTATATTTTAATGAAATTCCACCTCCAGCATTTGCAGGACATATAAATCGTTATCCATTTAGATTAGAAATAACCACAGCATCTGTTGGTGAAAATATTATAGATTTACATGCACAATATTCCAGATCCTATCCATACCAAGAACCACAAAATAAATGGTCTTTTTTAAAACCACAATGGAGATTTTTGGATTTAGATGGAAATCAAATATGGAATATTAAAACTACCGATTCACCACTGAAAATAACAG